ATGGCAAAAATCATCAAACAGCTTACTATTGCACAAGTGAATAACGCCAAAGCGGCGGAAAAGATCTATTATTTATTTGACGGGGAAGGGCTGAAACTTGTCGTCAAGCCCAACGGTGTGAAAACGTGGGTGTTTAATTACAAGCGCCCTTACACATTAAAACGCACAGAAAAGACTATCGGCACTTATCCCACTGTATCGTTAAAAGATGCACGTCAAAAAGCGCAAGAATTCCGCCAACTCTTAGCCAATAAGATTGACCCGCACGAATTTGAGCGTAAACAAGCCATAGATGCACTAAAAGAACAACAAAGCACATTCGCCCATGTTGCAAATGAATGGTTGCTCTATCGTGCGAAAATTGGCAAAGAACAAGGCAATTACACAGAGAGAACAAAAATTGACACAGAACGACGTGTCAATGCCGCCATTGATTTAATTGGTGACGTGCCTTTCAAAGAATTGACCTTAAAACACGGCTTATCTGTGCTTGAACCTCATCGCCAATCAGGTGCAACGGCTGAATTGAAAAAGCGTTACTTGGTTTTAAAATCAATCGCAGAATATGCTGAACGTTTTGAATATTGGGAAAACAACAAATGGAAATATCTTGGCGATGATCTCCCTGCAGTGAATAAAAACAAACATCACCCGTCAATTCATTACAAAGCTTTACCGGAATTTATGATCAGCCTTGCACGGGCCAACATATCCCAAACGGTGCGACTTGCGATTTTATGGGGATTGCTCAACGCCACAAGGGCGAGCGAAACCGTCAGTGCAAAATATTCTGACATCACCGAACACGAGAATTTACCGAATGGCAAAGTGTGGCAAGTAGTTATTTCAAAAGGCGGGAAAGGGGAGCGACTGCACCTTGTGCCATTAAGCAAACAGGCAGAAACCTTGCTTTCATATATCAAGCAACACACAAGCAAGGAATATTTGTTCCCGTCCACTTTATCAAAGGCGAGAAACGAAAAGCATATAAATAGCCAAACGCCGAATGAAGTGATTAAAACAATGGACGGCGGCAAATACAAAGGCACCATGACAAATCACGGCATACGGTCGCTATTCAGCAGCTATTGCAATGATAATCGCCTAGAACTCGGATTAGATAAAGAAGTCATCGAAATTTGCCTAAGCCATTTGAATTCCGATGAAATACGAAACGCCTATAATCGGGCAGAATATTTGCCTTACCGATTAAAGACGTTTCAAGAATGGGCCAACTATGTTGAAAAATGTGCGAATGGTTTATTCAAAGAAATTATTGCCGACAAGTCTTAATGTATTCATTCAAGTCGCTTTCCGCAATCTTGCGGGAGCGACCGAATTTATAAGATTTTAACTTGCCACTAGAAATCCAACGTTTCACGGTCGCTTCTGAACAAATGCCAGTCTGCACGATCTCTTTTATTGAAAAATAACGTTCCATTATAAATCACCTTCTTTCACAAATACGCCGTCAATCATACGCCCTTTGCGGTCCTTGATTTCATCCCATGCTGATTGCACACAATCGTGTATATCTAAATCAAAATAACGTGCAACTTCTACTAGTTCAATAAAGAACAAACCAAATAAAGCACTAATATTTTCTGGACTACTTAACTCATAACTTAAACGATTCAAGCTTGACAACGATTCAATTAAGCGGCTTTCAATATCAACGTTAAAATATCTGCATTGATCAGTAATTTCAGCAGATGGAAGCATTTCATCTTTCTTGCGTTGTGCGGCCAAAATCACCATCACAACAAAGCAATCCCCGATGCTATCTTTCACCACATCAATTTTATTTTTAGATACGCCACTGCATAGCTCCCCGAATTCTTCCATCAATTTGATGAATTGTTTTTTCGGTGTAGAACCTTCAATCAAATTGCGAGCTTCTGCCCAATTTTCGATATTTTTAATAAGTTGTGTTAAATCTGACATGTTATTTTCTCCTTAATCTTGTGGAATATTTTCAATCTTTACCCATTTTGGTTCATTTCTATTAGCACCTGCAGCGCTTAACCATCTACGCCATAATGTCCCGTCATTGCACAGTGCAACAATTGTTTCCGATTGCTCTAAATCACCACAGTCATTGTCATAAGCCATACATTTAGCCACTGCAATTTGAATAATTTTTCTCATAATTCACCTACATTTTCCCCAATCTTTCCCAAAATCCAGTCACTTTCTGACTAAATTTTTTCACAGAAAAGAGCGGTATTTTTTCTTCTTTGATGAAAACATTGTCGTTTTCATAACAAATCCACTGAAAGTCATTAAGCCGTAACCGTTTATGTTTGATTAATAGATCAATTTGTGAACGATTAATCATAAAACCGACAGGTAAAAGTGCATTTTTTACCTTTTGTTCAATTTCTGAACGGTTACAGTTACTGACACAAGTCCAAGCGTCGCTACGCTCCTTGTTTGTTTCGGTGGTCTCCGCATTGGCATCAGGTGCAACATCTGCCACTGTGCCTTTTTTGATAACCCAATTTTTAAGTTTGGTTCTTATGCTTGCTAAACTGAAACGGTTTTTCACCCCCACAATTTTCTTTCTTGTTTCGCCATATTGGTTCGGCTCGCTTTCTTCATATTCCACGCATAACGGCTGATCTTCACGTTTAGCCATTGCGCCCCCTTGCAACTCTAAATAGCTTGCAAAACAAGCCACATCACAAACCGCTTGCGCGTCTGCAATGGTCTTATCATCTACATCATCTAACTGCCATTTCTCTAATTTGCGTAGTTCACGCCACACAGAAATTGGCGGATTGCCGTAAAACTGGAATTGACGAATGCCCCAAAGGTTCGCCCACGCACGCACACGTTGCACGTTTTCGTCAAGTTTCAATCCTTCCACTTCGTCCGATGTTTCGTCTTTTTGATTGCCCGCATAAATGTTTTTGGCAATGTATTTCGCAATATAAGAAACGGCAGAACCTTTTGCGGGGTCAATTTCATCTACTCTGCAGCGGTGTTTTTTCGCCCCGAATTCATCGCCGTCTAACTCTAAGGCTTTTGATTTGAATAAACGGATCACTTCTTCTTTATCTTCCGCTTTCACATACACAAGCAAGTGCCAGTGCGGTGTGGCGTCATGGTGTGGTTCAACGCCACGCATACCAAAAAAGCCGATGCCACGTTTAGCAAACAATGCACGCAACTGCGCCCAATTCTTGCTTAAATAAGCGTGGGTTGTGCGTGGGTCTGCACCTTTCCATTTTTTGTTATTTGTGCCGTTGTTGTGTGTTGCATGGAACGATGAAGGGGCGGTCATGGTTAAGAACAATGACACATAGCCTTTTTCAGTTGCCCATTCGTCCACGCCACGCAAGCGGTTCATCATCTCGTTGAAACGGATGGCAGGATTACCGGAAGATTTTTGCCACATTGCCATCAATTCCACCTGTTCGGATGGATCGTCAATGTTTTCAATAATCATCTGTTTTAAATATTCAAGATTGGCTTTTTGTTGATTGCGGTAATCGCTCAATGCGCCTGTTGAAATGTAAGGGCTGACTTTTGCCGATACTTCACCGCAACCAATCGCCAAATGCTCGATAAGGCGTTTTTGCGTGCTGCGTAAAGTGCGGAACCAGTATTTTTCGCATACCACACGCAACAATTCGCCTTCTTGTTGTTGCACAGAAATGCGTTTACCTTCTTCAAGGCGGTGTTGGCTTTTAAGTGGAAAGCCAATGTTTTTGCAAACATCAGCACAAAGGCGGTGCAGTTCACTGCTTAAACGTGAAAAATCGACCGCACTTAATAGCCCAACGGCTTTTTGATTAGCACAATCTTCCACAAAATCGCTTTGCAATCCGTTGAAGTGCAAGGCGAGTTTGTAGGCGATTTCTTTTAATTGGCGTTCGCCTAATAGATAAAAATGCAAGCCTTTACTATCCACAGGCTTTTGCATGGCCAAGTTGGCTGAATAGTGTTTGCGTTCAAGCAACCACGAAACAGAAATGCGATATTGCTCAAAAACGGCTTCCAAACGATTTGTCAACACATCACGCAAGGTTGTGTTAGCAATGCGGGCTTGTTTATTGCCTAAGCTAAAACTAATTGACCCATCATCTTTCACACTGCGATAAGCTCGCAGCCACACATTGCGGAAGTGTTCACGTTGGCGTTTGCGTGGTAAATCTGAAAGCAGTTTTTCAACATAATCAAAATGATTAGGAGCAACCGCAAACAGCTCAATTTGTGCGGCAGTTGCTTGCGGCAAGTCTAAAGTGCGGTGAGTTTTAGCCGCACTTTCCATTCTTGCCAAACGAGCTTCTTCCATCGCTGAATCACGTTTAGCGATATTATTGTCTCGTTGTTGCTCCCAGTTCATCATTTTATTTCTATGCTCTTTGTAAGTTGGCTAAATATTCATTGTGTTGGTCAAAGTAATCTTTAATGGCTTGATTGGTTGAGTTGATCGCACTTTCCATTTCAGTGAGTGAAAGCACTTCATATTGTGCTAATGCAAAGTTGCGGACTTCATTCACAGCGCCAATGATGGTGTTATGTAATCGCCCAATCACTCTGGCTTTTTGTTTTCGCCAACCATCACTATCAGCCACGATTTCTAACACTTGAAAGCGGTCGCCAATCTTGGTGATTTGCAATTCCGCGCCGCAATCTAAATTGATGTAAATATCGGTACTCATTTTGTTTTCTCCTTAAAAGTGCTTGCTTATCCAACTTGCCAACCAACATAATGTGGCATCTAATAAGGCGGCGGCCATAAAACATCCCAACATCACCACCGCTAATCCAATGAAAAAATCACTCATTGCCTTTCTCCAAAAAATCCTTGAAATCTAACTGTCTGCTTTTTCTTACCTTGATTGCGCCTGTATCAATGGCGGCTTTAAAACAACGATCTGCACGTGCAAAGCACCAATCTTCATCCGGTGTACTTGGTGCTAACTGATAGGCTTTGCGCCAAAACTGTGCGGCTTTTAAAAATTGTTCTGCACGTTCTGCTTCTGCTGCAGTTTCGCTTGCCGTTCTAAAGGCGATGAATTTTGTTCTCATGCTGTTTTTCTCCGTGGATTGGCTTGCCATTGCTCCCAATCTCTGTATTTTTGTAAAAAGATTTGGCGTGCTTTTGTCGCCAAGTCGCCGTTTTCAATAAATTCATTAAATGCTTGTCTTGCTTGTTCTTCATCGCCTTTGTCTAAGTGATAGATGTAAGCGAATAATTTTTCCTGTGCCTTATCGAGTTTTTGATAATATTCCTTTGCCACAATGCTCAATGCGCCACGACTTAAAATAACGGTTGCCATACTTCCCCCTAATTCAATGCTTTATCAATCAATGTGAATTCGCGTTCGGTAATGCCTTTCGGAAACATTCCCGAAATCAACCGCACTTTGCGAAACGCCTTGGCGATTTTGCGTTGTCCATTTTCGGTGTAGTGGTGTAGTTTCTCGCCTGAAAATGTGGTGCTAACTAAATCATTGATGTCGAGTTCTGCCATTGCTAATAAGATTTCTCTTTCGCCTTGTGAAAGGTTGCTGAAAGCGTATTCCACGCGATAGCGACTTTTGCCGATAACGTGGCGGCAATCGCCCCAACTTTGCACCTGTTCAACCGCAATTTGATTTTCTTTGCAGAATTTTGCCGCCGCACTTTCTTTGCCTGAAACGTACATCACACGCCCCCTTGCTTATTTGCCTTGAACCCAACTTAACCAACGACCAAACATCCCTTGCTTGCTCCAACTGGCTTTTTCAAGCAGTGCCACACGGTCGTGAAGGCTTTCATTCAATAGCACTTGTTGTTGGTTTAAGCTGATTTGATGTTGAAGATGACGTTTAATTGCTTGGTTCTGCACTTCCAACGCTTTTACACGTTTTTCTAACTGATACACATTCACACGTTCTTTGTGTGTTTTCCCGTTGTCGTACACATAGTTTTTACGTGACATTTTCTTGTTCTCCCTAAATTTTGGTTGCAAAAATCCTGTCGCATGAATTTCTTCAAACGACTGTGTTTAAAAATCTTGATGAAAATTAAAGACTAGATGTCGATTTCTTGCTGACGCTCGTCAATCTGATTTAACGGCTTATTCGCACTTAATGCTTCTGGGCGGTCGTTATAGATTGGCGTTCTTACTCTTGTAATTTGGCTTTGCACTCTTAATTCTGTGCCGCAGTTGTTGCAGTAAGCCAACACGTCGATTGACAATAAACCGATCTTTTCGGAAGTTCGCACACGGATGTTGTTACTTCCGCAATTTGCGCATTTATGATCTACGTTCACTATTTACCCACCTAATTTGTTATACTCAATTTGATTTATTCACGATTAACAAAGGAACCAACACTATGAATGAAGAACAATTCATCGAATTGACCGTAGAAAATTCACAAAATCGCCTACGCATTCACGCGCTTGAGCAGATTCTCGCTCTATTCTTGCATCATAAAACTGACGAGCAGCAGCAAGCACTTCATCAGTATTACGAATACATACGTGACCAACATCTAAACAATTTTTCTCTTGATGAAGATCAAGCAGAAAAGATTGAAGCAGTATTTGACGCGCTTGAAGATGTTCTACAGAAGTAGAACCGTTATCAAATAACGTGAATGAAAGACGGTATTTGCCGTCTTTTGTTTTGCGTAGAAGAAATTTCCCGCTCGCTTGAATTGCTGTTTCACTCATACACACCCCTTTTCTATTTAACTATTCCGAATCACTGCCCAATCCACATCAGGGCGTAAATCTTCGGCTCTTACTTTGCCTTCTGTTGCTTTGATAATGGCGGGAATATATTTCACATCCATTTTTCCACCGCAAAGCCACTTAAGCACCGCTGTTTGGCTCACTCCGCAAGCTCTCGCAAGGGAAGATTGCCCGTTGCAAAGTGCAACTGCTTGTTTAATTCCGTTCATAAAATTACCTATAAAACTAAAGTTTGAAATATATTAATCTGAAAGTTTTAATATTGCAATAACTTTTTTGATGATATTTTATAACTTAGGTTTTAAACTATCACACTAAAGGAGAAAAAATGCCTGATTTATCTACACGCTTTAAAACTTTACTTTACGAAAAACATCTTTCAATGAATGCTTTTGCAAAGATGATTGGAGTTTCTCAACCATCAATCGCGAAGATTGCAAACGGTGAAACAAGAAACCCTAAAAATATTTTAGAAATTGCGACCGCACTTAATGTGGACCCGCATTGGCTAAAAACAGGTGAGGGCGACCCTGATCCGTCTTATCGCATTGTAGAAGTGAGCGAACCGCAAAACCCAAACACAGTGCGGATTGATATTTTGGACGTGGAAGCGAGTGCCGGAAACGGGGCATATTTAAGCCCAACCGAACAAGGCTTGCTTTCACAAGAATTTGATTTAACGTTCTTCCGTCAACAATTCGGACGTGCTGATGCAAAACATTTGAAGTTGATCACAGTGAAAGGTGACAGCATGGCGCCAACCCTTGAAAGCGGTGATTTGCTTTATGTGGATATTTCCGAAAATTACTTTGCCGCCGATGGTCTTTATGTTTTCACCTTTGACGGCCAAACATTCATCAAGCGTTTGCAAAAAGTGGGAAAAGAAATGCTCGTCATTTCCGACAACCCAACCTACAAAGAATGGACGTTCACGCAAGATGATGATGTGTTTATCCACGGCAGGGTAATATTCAGCATGCCAATGAAGTGGCGGAAGTGGTGATTTATTTTAATAAAACAAACCTAAGGAAACCCTAATGAAAAAGTCACTGCTAATTCTAACCGCGCTTTTGTCTATCTCATCTTCAGCTTTTGCTGAGAACTTCCCGCCAACCTATAAGAAAGCGTTGAGTGGGCTAGATATTCTTAAGACAGAACTGCAAGGAAATTTTTTATCAGTGACATTTAACCGCGACGAAATCGGCAAACAGATGCTAGAAAGTGTTGTTCGGGGGATTTGTTTTGAAACCTATTTAGATGAAAAGTTTGCTAAAAAATTAGATCTAAAGCGTGTCATGATTATGAATAAGCATTATACGCAGAGCTTTAATTTTGAAACAGATGTGAATCAATACTGCAAAAATATTGGCAAACTTAATAGCGAAGAAGCGAAAAAACAATACCCATTTGATAGCTATGTTTCGGAGCGTTAGAGATGAAATCGCTTTGTTTAATTCTAGCCGCACTTTTCGTGATATCCCACCCAGTGTTGGCAAAAAGCAAAAAAGCAGATGCGGAACAGTTTAGTTGCAGTGATGGAAAACGTACTTGTAAGGACATGGATAATTGCGATGATGCTAAATTCCATTTAAGGGAGTGCGGCATGCACAAACTCGATCGTGACCACGATGGTGTGCCTTGTGAGAGTATTTGTGGGTAGAGGTAAAACCTATATCAAACGTTTGCAACGTGTTCCCGGCGGTATTATTCGCGCATTAAGTGATAACCCACTTTATCCAACGTTTGAAATTACCGAGAAACTATTCAATACGGCACAAGTACGCGCTAAATTCTTGAGCGTGCTGCCGATTAGACCAAAGATGTTGTAGGAATGAATTATGATTACACTAAATTCTCTCTGGTTACAAATAGAAGAGATTTTGGAAGACACCTCGTCGATTCAAGAAAGATTGTTTTTTGAATGCAAAAAATCAGCGAATACACTGCCTAAAGATTTCTGGTTGTCTTATAGTGCTTTCTCCAACACTCAAGGGGGAATTATCTTTTTAGGTATTAGTGAACAAAATCAAGTTTTTTCGATTAGTGGTGTTTCAAATACTCAAAAATTACTTGATGATATGTTTAGTCAAATGCGAGGCGGACAAAAAATAAGTATTAATAATTTATCAAATGATGATATTAAAATTATTCAAAAAGAAATAAACAATATTTTGGTAGATGTTATCGCGATAAGGGTCAAAAAAGCCGATAATTCAGATATACCCGTTCATCTTAATAACGATCCTAGATTGTCTTATGTTCGCCTTCATACAGGCGATCATAAGCTTAATGCTAATGAACTCAAAAATTATTTATCTGGTTATACAAAAAACAATCAGGATAGCAAAGTTATTCCTAACACCGGCATTGATGAAATTAATCAACATACACTTCAAAAGTACCGCCAATTTCTTAAAAACTATAATCCAACTAGTCCGTTATTAGTGCTTGATGATTTGTTATTACTAAAAAAAATTAATGCCTATGCAAGAAACTTAGACACGGGACAAGAAGGACTAACCTATGCTGGTCTTTTAGTCTTTGGTCAACTTCACATTATCCGCCAATTACTGCCGCATTATTTTTTAGACTATCAAGATATACAAGGTGATGAACGTTATTCATCTCGCTTTACTTGCGATGATTTGGAAGACGGCAATTTATTTGAATTCTATCTAAAAACCTCGGCTTTATTGTTTGATATTGCCAAAAATAGCCATTTCAAGCTTAATAACTTGACTAGAAAAGAAGAAAATGAAATTACCGAAGCATTGCGTGAAGCATTGGTAAATTTCTTTACTCACGCTGATTATTTTAATGATCAAATTTCGTTAAAAATAGTAAAAACATCTAACAGACTAACATTTGAAAATCCTGGTTCAATGTTAGTCAGTATTGAGCAAGCTATTAATGGTCTAAAATCGACCTGTCGGAATTCTCTTATACACAATATTTTTAGAATAGCTGGCTTATGTGAACGACAAGGCAAAGGAATTGAAAAAATATTTACTAACTGGATTAGGGAACTTTTAACTACTCCAGAATTATTGACCAATCATTTATCAACACATCTTGCATTGACATTACAAGATGGCGCAACATTATCAGCTATTCGTAAATTACAAACAGAATTTGGGGAAGAGTTCTCACAAGAAAGGACATTATATAAAAATATTTTAATTTATGCGGTTTTAAATGATGGTTGGATTAATCACGCTTCTCTTACTGAAAACATGGGAAATAGTTTTACCGGTAGGGAGATAACTCTCGCATTACCGCAATTGGCTAAAAAATGTTGGTTGATAGGTAAAGGCGATGGCAAGAAAAAGTATTATATTCTCCCATGGATTAAAGAAGTTGATATTGCTGATATTTATACTTCTGGTTCTGTACGCCTAAGAACCAAAGCTAATGCACAAGCTAATGCACAAGCTAATGCACAAGCTAATGCACAAGCTAATGCACAAGCTAATGCACAAGCTAATGTACAAGCTAATGTACAAGCTAATGCACAAGCTAATGCACAAGCTAATGCATTAGCTAATGCACAAGCTAATAATTTAACAGAATCACGGCAAGTTAAATTCATTTGGAGAGATAACGAAGGGCGAATTCAAAACACTCTAGGGAAAGTTGTTGATAACCTCAAAGAACTTAATCCTGAATATCTGCAAGAACTACGCAATATTGTTAACCCTAGATTTTATTCTTTAAAGAAAAAGAGACCTGAACAAGTAAAAGAATTATTGCTTGTACTTTGTGAAGATCAATATGTTTCTAAAGCTGCTCTTGCTGATTTGCTTGGTATGACAATATCTGCTCTAGGTAGGCATATTACATTATTAGTTGAAGAAAGGCTTCTAATTCCAGCATTTCCCCAGCAACCAACACACAAAGATCAGGCTTATAAAGCAGCTTAAAACAGGCGGGGGAATTACTCCGCCTTTTCTTCGTCTATTTTCAGTTCCATTTCCACGCCGCAGGTGTAGCCGTTGTCGGTTATGCTGTGGGTGACTTGAGTTATCAGCCAGTTGGTGTTGTCAATTTCAGCTTTAAAGCCTGAAAGCTCAATGGGTGTTTCGGGGATTAAATCGGGTTCGCCAAAGGCAAGATTTAGGCTAAATGTCGCCACGCCTCGTTTGAGTTTGTCAAAGGCAGATTTTGCGGAAGTAATGGCGGTTTTTTCACTTGCATAGGTGTGTCGCAATGATTTTATTTGCGAACTGTCACTTGTAATGGGTTCTTGTTGCTCAATTTCGTTGTATTTGCGTTTGCTTAATCGGCTTCCTTTCACAGTGCCGTTTTTCAGCGTTCTGCCTTTCGTCATACGCTGTTTTTTCACAATCTTAGTGTTTTCATCCACCGTGATTTCGCCACGCTTGCCGCTGTCCGTATCGTGCCAATACGCCCGCACGGCTTTGTAGTTTTCACTTTCGGCAATAGAAAAATTGTAGCTGTCGCCATTCTTGCGGGTGATTTTCCGCAGTGGAATATCTTTCCCTGTGGCGGTTTTCCCTTTTCCTAATGGCATAAAGAGCAACGTGCCATTTTTAACCGTACACATTGCCCCGTGTTCTTCCGCAAGGCGTGTCAGCAAATTAATGTCGCTTTCGTTGGTTTGGTCGATGTGGTCGATTAATCGGCTTGCAAGCTCTTTCGCAACTTGGCTTTTGAGCTTGTTTCCTTGTGCAATTTCGTTGACGATTTCGCCCAATTTCTTTTGATGAAATGACCGCTCTTTCTGTTCGGTGAACGAGCCTTTTAAATCTGCCGCTCTTGCGCGAATGGTTAGCCTGTCGGCTGAATTTGCTCCGCCAGAAAACTGCACTTCATCCACTGAATATTTACCTTTCTCAATAAGCGGTTTTCCTTTCCAACCCAGTGCAAGGCTGATTATGGCATTGCGTGGCGGCAATGCCAGTTTGCCGTCATGGTCGGATAATTCTAAGTCTAGCGTGTCCGCTTCCAATCCGCGATTATCGGTTAAAGACAAATTGATTAGGCGGCTTGATACCACTTGCGTGATGTCTTGCTGTTTGTTGTCTTTCGTGGTGATCACCACTTTAAAAGCGGGTGTGCGGTGATTGTCGTTAAAATCTAAGCCTAACATTACAGATTACTCATTAAACTGTCTGCAATGGCAATCAACATCGGATCGTCAGTGCGTTTTAAGTTCATGGTGAAGTCAATGGCACGGGGTGCGCCATCGCCAAAGAATTCCGTGCGGGTTTCTTGGATGTTTTCAATCACAAAAAAGCCAATAATCTCAAATGTTGCACCATCAATCAGTGGAAAGGCACCGCCACTGTCTGCCATTAATTCCAACGCTTTAATGGAAAATCTGCCACCCGTGATTTCGGGGATAAGTCGCCCGCCGATTGTCACGGTTTCGCTTTCCTTTCCGGTGAATTGTGATTTCGGCATTGCGCCCACAATCGCATTGGTTGGATGTCGCCACGTTGATGTGCGGTCTAAGCTTTGGAAAGGCACGGTTTGCCGTGTAAAAACAAACATCCCAAGTGCGGCTAAAGCAAAGTTTTGAAACATTATTGACCACCTGTAATTTCGATTGTCTTTGTCACCAATAAAATATCAATAGAAATAATCCAACCCCACCCATCAATGTTGTGATACATCAAAAACGTGGCGTACCCTGTGACGGCGATGAGCGATAAAAAATAGAAAAAGAAGATTAGAATTGATTTCATGTTTTATCCTAAAGAAAAGTGCGGTCAAAAAATCCCGTGATTTCTGACCGCACTTGGTGAGTTAGCGAATGAGAAAGGCAATGCCGAAAATCACAAGCAACCAAAATGAGATGGAAAGAATAAAGATTCCACGCCATACAATATGCCGTGGCATATTTAATACATAATCAATCATTTTCTGTTTCATTTCGTTCCCTTGCTTTTTCTCGCCATGTCATCAATTCGGCAAATGTCATTTGCTCAAAGGCTTGTGGTTGCCAATGGAAAATTAATGCAATGTCCGCCATGGCATCTTCTACCGTGGCGGCTATCATTATTCGGTCGCTTCCGCTTCCGAATTCTTCCCTAAAAAACCGACAGCCACCGCCGCAAGCTCGGTGAAGTCTGCCACTTCCATTGTTGAAAAGTCAGATTTGTGCAACACAGGATTTGTCACGCGTGTTAATAACACTTGTAATGCGTCCACGTCCATTTGTAACACGTCAAACATTTTCAAGCCTTTTAATGCCGGCACGGTTGGTTTGTTTACGGTGATTTCGGTGATTTTAGTTTCGCCACGCACAAGCGGATTCGTTAATGTGATCACTTTGCTGTTTTCGTTTTTCATTTTTTATACCTTTAAAAATGCCACGCTTAAGCGTGGGGGAGTGATTTAATAAAAGCCCCTTGCGGGGCTAGGTGGTGATTAGATGCCAATCGCTGAACGGTGTTCTGCCAAGCGGTCAGTGCCGCCGACAATAAAGATTGAGTTGAGCAAATCAATCTCGACCAAATCTTTGCCGTTTTCGATGATTTTGTAATAGGTTAATGGCACGGTGTAGCTTTGTTCAGTGTCATCGCCTGATTTACTTGTGCCGTTGTCAATTTCGCTGAAACGACCACGCATAATCAATTCAATGGCGGTGACTTCTTCGGTGTCGTCTTGTTGATACGCACCCGCAAAGCGTAATGCCGAACCGTCAATTTTGCCGCCAAATTCTTTGATGAGTTCGGTCATGTAACCGCCCATTTTGAATTGCGCTTCCAAGCCTTCCACGCCTAAATTCACTTTCACTGGACCAATCATGCCGCCTGCACGGTATTCTTCCAGTTTCATTGCCAATTTAGGTTGGGTAATTTCGGTGACTTGGCCACGGTAAGAATTACCGTCCGCCAAGAAGTTCATGAGTTTTAATTTACGTGGTAAAGCCATTTGTTATGCTCCTACTTTGGCAATCTCTGCGGCGAATTCCACAAGGTATTCATCGCTGATGTATTGGTTAAAGCCTAATTGTTCTAATGGCGGAACAGGGCAGTAATCATAAGATACAAGCAATTTTGCATCTTTTAAGGTTGCGGCAGTATTCAGTGATGAATTGATGAATGCTTTACCGCCGATTAAGTAACCTTTCGCCACATATTCACGCCATTTCGCATTGATCGCTTCCACGATTTCTTTCACCAACATCACGCTGATGTTTTTATCCACGGCCCAATCAAAAGATTGTGCGATGGTGTCTTTCAACACTTGTGCGGTGCGGGTGTAGTTTTCGTAGATGAATAACTTGTCGGCTGAACAGGTGCGTAAGCCCCATAATTTGAAGCCATTGTGATTGACGCAACAAGTGATGCCTTGTTCGTTCAGATAGTTGACATCGGTCGCACTGTCGTTGATGTCAAATGAAAGCGGTTTCGTGACGCCAGTGACGCCAGTTAAACCTTTATTAGAAATTAAGGTGTGCCAGCCGTATTCTTTATCTTGATACGCACGCATTGCCGCCGCACGAACAACAGCATAATCCACTTCGGTTGTTTTGGTGTTCGGGTTGAACGACAAGAAATCGCCGAAAATCAGCATTAATTCACGCTGTGAGAAATTACGGCGATAAGTCACCGCTTCTTCTTTGGTTTTTGCCGAACCGCACGATGCATACACAAAGCCATTCAATTTTTTCGCCACGCTTAAAAGCTCTGTGGTGACATCTTGGCTGTCATACTTCGGCACGCAGAAAATACGTGGCTTCACGCTACAAACGGCAGCAGAGACTAAAAACGCTTTTAAGCCAGTGTAATTGCCGTCGCTATCCACTGTGCCGATGACGTTTGCTTTCATTGTGCTTTCGTCATCGCTTTCTTCCACACGAATGACCACAACTTTACAATTTACAATATCCGCAATGCCATCCAATGCACGGGATAATGTGCCTTTTTTACCGGCTTTCGCTTTGACTTCGGCGGTGATGCCTGTTAAAAGAGTGGGTTTATTGAGTGGGAAAACAGTTGCGTCTGCATCTGCTGCCGTTGCCACTAAACCGATCACGGCAGTGGATGATGTGGTGAGTGTTCGCAAGGCTTCGGCAATTTCCGTTACCTTGACCCCATGGAGATATTCATCAGACATATTTTAGCCCTATGGTTTCTATTGGTTAAATAATGTCTTTATTGTGATCGAGAGAATAGAGCAGTGCGAGCGGTTGGAAGTGTGAAAAACGGGGTAACAAAATGCGGCCAAAATTGACCGCATTTTATTTAAATTAAGGCAGAGTTTCTGGAAATGGTTCGTTTGTAACCCAAGTTATAACAGGTAGCCTCATTAAATCAAGATCCTCTGTCGGCACATCTTCTTTAAATCGCAACTCAATATAATTATAGTTTCCCGTTCCACCTACATAAACCATTCCTACGTGATTTCCGTTATCATCATAAAACGGTAACATAAATGCTAGAGGAGTACGAAAACCATAAGGAATACCGTTTGTTCTTAAAAGATCAAATCGTTTAGCGTGAGTTTTCCGTTTGAAGTTTGAGTTATTTTTGCCATAAAAAGAAATAGAACTCCAAGCCCCGCCAGTGAAAGAGCATATTACAAGGTTATTTATCCTTTGAAGATACACAAATCCGCTTTTGATATTTATAGCACTTCTCATTATTCTATTACCTGTATCGCCAGATACAACATTCCATTGATTTCTTTGTTTCTGCCATAAGTACGCTCCAACGCCTGCACCGTCCAAAGAACTGTAAAAAGTTCCGTTCGGCTCATTACCTTTGACTCTATTCTCATAACCGTCCATACCGTCTTGAGGCCGAGCGAGAAACCTTGTCGTTTCAGGTTTGTCTGGTCGTCCATTTCCAGTGATTATTGGTGAATCGCTAGATTGACTAGCACCACCCTCTGGAATTTTCTTTTCAATCCGCTTAATTTCAGTTCCCATGAATTCAGCGAATTCTGATATATTCGCTTGAAATGCCATTATTTATTGTAACCTCGTGTGTAAGCTTCTTTTAAATTTACGCCATCTAGAGCGGTGAATTTTTGATTAAGTGCGGTTAATGCTTCATTGGATTGTGATATTTTTTGAATGAGTTTGTTCAAGCCATCTTCGCCTGTTTGAATGCCTTTCAGCATCTCACCAAGCTCTTTAATAGTATCAATGCTTGCATCTACTTCGCCACCTAATAACTCATTTTTGACATCGGCTTTTGCTTGATTTACAAGATCAAGGATTTTCTTAGCGGATAAGGTTGAGGCTTCATCGGTTGCGCTATCATTGATACCTGCTGCGCTACCTGATAGGCTGTTGATTCGCTCATTCATCTCATTGATTGCGCCAACAAGTGTATCTTTCTGAGATGTTGTTAGAGTTTGCATATCACCGATAAGCTTTACAATCTCTTTATCTTTCATGCCGACAAATTCAGCGAATTCTGTGATGGTTTGATTAAATTCTTGTCTTGCCATTAAAGCGCTCCGATGTTGTAGTGAAGAATTAATTCGTTGATGTTTGGTAATTTGCTTGTATCAAGATCACCGCCAATATTGGCATAACCTTTCTTGATGGTGATTTTGTGCCGTGGTTTGTTTTTGATTATTACTTTGTGCTTTTGTTTCGGCTTAATCTCTATTTTCATGACGGCCTCTAGTAACGTCCCGTTTTAACCATACTTTCCCGCCACAAAGAGTGTCAACAAATCCATTTTTATTAGTTTCTTGCAAATCCCAGACTGCTTCTTTCCAATCTGCATTTTCTGTCTGATCGTGCGACACGTGCAGCGTGATTTCGTTGTCTTTCACCGTTAATCCATTTGATGTTGATAATTTAATGGTTTCGGATTGACTTCGTTCCGGTGCAATATGCAAATCAAATTGACTCCCTGTAAAGTCCATCGGTGTATCGTCATCGTTGAAGAAAATTAATGTTTCAAGTTCATCATCGCCGCGAACCCATTTGAAAATAATATCTTCATCATCATTCACCAATTTGTTAATAGTATTGCTCATTTGGTAATCCCTTGATTGAACCGATAATCGCGCTGTTTGCCGCTTATTTCGCTTTCATATGCGGTTTTGCAATGGTTTTTATCTCTAAATAATCCATTGATAAACCGATAGAGTACACGCCAACGCTTTTTTGGTTGTTCAGCTAATATCGCTCCGCGATATGTGCGACTTGATAATGTTTCGTCTGCGGCACCACCCGTTAAGGCATTGAATAATTGGTCAATGGCGATGATGTTGTGGTATAGGTATTGTTTAAGCTTGCTGTTCATTCAAATGCTCCTGATAGGTTTTACTCCAACCAGTTGACCAGTTGTAATCCGTTGGATTTTCTGATTGTTCAAGCAATACTTTATGCATGTATGCGTTCTCATACATTTTTTCTTTAAGGGTTTTAACGGCGTTCCATACCGCTTTGAATTCTTCAAAATGGATAACTTGTGCGGTGTTATCTGCACAAATCAATGTGTAAGTATTATTTTTGCCGTTTAAGTCAAAATCCGCCTTAATCTCAACTAACGTGCTGCGCCCTTTGTCATCGGTATCAACCCATTTATTTATTTCAGGCACAAACACGCCGCCATTTACGCACTCATCGCGTTTAGCGTTGATTTGTGCGCGAACTTCTGCACGCTGTTTGATTAAGAGTTCGTCTTGTTTTTCTTTTGAAATGACAAACTGTTTTTTATCTTTGTCAAAAATGTGAAATTCACTTGTGGCTTTACCTGAACAGTGTATTTTCCCATTTTCCACCCATACAGCACCACCATTGGTGATACTTGCGGAGATTTCATCAATCTGCGTTTGTGTCTCTATATTAATCCATTCTGCATCTTCGCCTGCAGGATCTCGAAATGATAACGTTGATAAATTGAATTGCTTTAACATTAATTTTTCACTCCTATAGCAACAACTGAGACATTTGTTGGTTTAGTTACTGATATGTAAACAGAATTTCCACCTTTGAAGAACGCTCCAACTGGATTAACTGCGCCGCCTGAATCTATGGCGATTGCACTTGCCGCCCCGTCAAAAGATTCTGGCAAGTAGTAATCACCAGAGGAGTTCACAACTCCAACCTGCATTCTGATTATCATTAGTCTATTTTGTTTGATTTTAAAGACGTCAGCGCCTTGATAATGAGAACCGTACGATGAGGATGTTATTCCACCTATCAAACTATTTAATACGTGCGTTTGCCAATTTAATGAATTGCCATTCCCTGTAATTACATCACCTGCTGAACGAAAAACTCCAGTGTGTTCAAATTCCCAATTTTTGAAACTGCCATTATCCTCTACTAGATTAATTACGCCTCGTCCGAAATTGCCGTACTCGTTGTATCCAGTTTGTTTTGTCGTGTAACCAAGCGAAAATGCAGCACCGCTATTACCTCTACTCATCACTTTCCCTTTAATGAAAGGGTAAAATGTGCCAATGCTATTGGCGGCTGCCTCAATAACTTCAAATGGCGCTGAGTAATTATATTGCGAGCCATAACCACCGTACCCAAGATGATCGGACTTCAATCCCTCATGTGACATGACAGCTTTTTTTATGTCTAGCCCGTTTTCTGACAAGATGGCTGTATATGCAGAATTCCCTTTATTATAAAAAACAACCCCATTATTTGAACTAACATTTAAATAACCTGACGATTCTACGCTTCCTGTAGAAACTCTAGGCACAATCAGCGGACCGCTCATTGTGTCGCCATTTTTAGAAACTCTACCGTTTGCATTTGTGTTGGCATTATCCGCAGAACGCTGTGCATTGTCCGCTGCCGTTTTTGCTTCCACGCCTTTATCGTAAGCTACTTTTACAGCCTTTGGAGTTGCAGCCATGGATTCATCATTACTGGTAACCGAGGTTAAAAGTTTCGTTACGCCACTTGATGTCAATGTCGCAACTCCAAGCTCAGCTTTCGTAAACCCCCATCGCTGCCAGTCTAAAGAATCGGCTTGTTCTGGGTTTTTATTTGTATTTGCTCTCTTAGCTTTGTATGTAAGGTTCTTATACTGAACCAATGCACCAATAGGGTATTCCTGCGTTTCTGACCACTCAGGCAATCCACGCTGCAATAAATATCCGAACTTCTCATCAGTTCTCTTAAAGAGAAAATTGAACCATTCCATCGGGGGAATTCCACCTGTTTGATCGAATGAAACGCCCCACCCTCTGCCAATATCAGGGAAGTTACTCACTTCGCCTTGTTTAGCGCTCGATGCGAATATGTTTTCATCGGGTTTGTTATGTATCGCCATAAAATCCTCTATTTAATTTCAAAAATAATTTTAGCGCCTGCTTGTCTTGGCAGGATGTCAAGATTCTCTACTGCATATCTTGCGAACTGAGTTAAATATCTGCCAACAATCGAAACGGTAATCGTCATATTTAAATTGTCTTTTACTGTGCATCCATCACCAAAAACAAATCGGCACGCCTCAATAATGTTTGGAATCGTGCCGACTTGATAATTTTTAATGATTCTGCACTTTATTAAGAATCGGTAATCCTCGTCAGATAATCTGACAGAATCAGCTAACGGGTCTCTTAACCTGTACCATTGACCACCGCCATTAAACTTTTTGCTAAATCCAAGAGCATTTTTTGCATCTTTAAACCCAAAGAATTGTCTTAATGTATAACCATTAACAATTCTCGACTGCCCAACATGTTTCCCAACCAAATCTAATTGGTCGCCTGTTGCGGTTTCGATATTTAAAACATCTTGAAGTTGATATAAATCAATAAAGCATTGCGAGAATTCAACCTCTAACATTTTTACTGTTGACAGTGCTTTAGGCTTTCCTTGATACTGCCAGATAAGCAAATCTGAATAAGCCATTATTCCACCTCTATTGCGATGTCGCTTTCCATTATTCTCGCTAACTCTCTTGGTTGTAACGCCACGTTCTCGGCTTTTAATTGCTGTCCTTTTCGTGCGATTTTAAGCTCTTTAACCCAGAATCCACCTACTTGGTTAATTGGTGAATATAGGCGAGATAAAGAAACCGTTTGACCAATTTTGAAAATCTGATTAGCTAAGAGTTTTTTAATTTGGTTTTTATCAATTTCTGTAAAATCTTCATAGCGAACGCATCGCATTGATACTTGAATGTCAACCAATGAAACCTTGTCAAATCTAATTGGTCTCGTTTCTCCGTCCTTTTTAAGGTTTGTTAACGTGTTACCCTGTAACCCAACTCCAGCCCCTTTATTTTGATAGATTACATTAGCGATTTCCTCATCATTACCCCCGTAAACAATCACATCAATTGAGTGAGGTTCTACACCTAACGCATCACGTTGAGCGGTATTATTCTCAAGCACTCGAACCTGTTTTACATCTGGCAATGCTGCTATTTTCGCAGTGATTGCTTCTGCCGAATTCTGCGCATTCTTTGTTCGGCTGAATAAAAAACGTTCACGTAATTGCGTGTCGGTTTCTTCTTCTGCACCAACTTCTGCATTTTCAAAAGTGACCGCATTAGTTAGTCCAAGTGTCACCGTCTCAATGGTTAAGGTTGTGTTTTTAGCAAGGTTAAAACTGCCTAATTGCTCACTTCTAAAGTCTGCTCGGCCTGAACCGTTGCTATCTAATTGAATATCGGTTGTTAGCACCCAGCGAACCTTATTTTGGTCTGATACAACAATCCCAGCGTAAAGTTGAGTGTTAGGCTCGCCAGTTAGAATTACAGAGCGTAAATAGCTATAACTTGCTCCTCTTCGCATTAAACCTGCATAAGCTACTCGCTGTTCTAACCACGCTCCTGTTGCTACATCAGGATCTAACTGTCGATAAACATTCTCGGCAAGCTCCTCAATATCCATTTTAATCTGGGCTAAAATACCCACCATTTGACCGTCTGGCGTATTTGGCGATAGGTCAATATTCTGACCGTAGATTTGCTTAAATCCATCTTCAAAACGCTTTACGATGTCGTTTAAGCGTTCAATTTGGATGCCTGTTTCTGTTAGTGTTGCCATAATGCCCCTTATGAACGATAACTAGCGGAGTTTTCTGCTCCGTAAATGTCTTGGTAAGTGATGTCTATCACTAATTTTCGTGTATTTGGATCTAAATTCGACTCATAACTGGTAATCTTGGAAACTCCGTCAGTTTGTAAAACGTGTTTTTTAATCCTGATTTCCCAATCACCTAAATCCACATTTCGCCCCATTTGCTCTAACCATGGCAAACCGTGTTCCAAATCCAAAAACCAGTCATTCGTAAATGACCAGAGTCTAGTCTGAACATTTTGAGCAATGGCCTCTGACTCAATAGCGTAATTTGCGAAACCTTGCCCGAAAGTCCAGTCATGATTTTTATCCAATCGTCTAACTTTTACCGTCATTCTGGAACTCCTGTTTTACCGCCACTATCGCCTGCGTGTTTATGTGTTTTGCCTGAAATTCCACCAGCAGAAACATCGGTATCGCTTGAGATTAATCCTGTAGAACTGTGCGAGCCTGTTTGTGTGGTGTTGCCTTGATGCTCAATGTTTCCCTTGATTTGGATTGTGCCATTCTTTATGCGAATGTATGTTCCACCGTCCAATGTCTGCATTGAAAGCCCATCACCGAAAAAGCCTTTGATGGCTTTAGGAACAGAACAAACACCAGGAATGAACATCGCATCAGATAAATCGTGTAGCCTAAAGTCTAAAGGCGTTGAGGCGTTGCCATTTTGCCACCAACCATCTATGCAGCGTTCCGAGAATATCGCAATCCCCTCATCGCCTGCTTTTAATGGAAACGTAACAGCAAACCCACCACCTCTAGGAAAGCTAACTGGAACATCAACCAGTGGAGGAATATCCGCACCGTTACCGTCTGCCAGTTGCATTTTTACCTGAACAGCAAGCGTTACCGTCTGTTTGCTTGGATCAAAGCTCACAACCTTAGCAGGTAATGCGGTGTGTAGATTTAACTGATTTTGTTGGATTTGCTGGTCTGTTGCGGTTTCTGGTGTGGCTAATGATTGTTGATAGTTCATTTTTTCTTATCCTTGCTTTTTGTGTCGGATTTAGAATTGCTATTCTCACTCTCAACCTTTTGGAATTTACCACCGACCACTGTCATTTTGCTTTGCCAATCGCCACCTAACCCATCGCCTGAGTGAGCGAGTTTGATTACTTTGTACTCGCCGTTAAAGTATTCAATGATTGACTCAACTTTCACTAATCCACCAATTTGTAAGGCTGGATTTAATAGGCAGGTTATTTCTAATCCGTCATCGGTTTGCTCTGGTGCGTTAATCATTCCAGAGTCTTGCGAGATTAAAATAGCCTCATCGTTTAATACTTTATCTTTTGGCAAGAATATTAAAGAACCATCCTGAATTGACCAATCCGCACCGTTATTTCTTGCTACTTTGGTTAAAATATCTCGACTGTTGCCATTCAACACCCTACCTCGTGGCAATTTACGCTGATTAGGAATGTCCATTGCGCCAGCTTGCACTTTCGGCATTGTCTTTTGTATTTCTTCGACAATTTGCTTATCAGTCGCTCCAGCTTTAAGGGTTGTCTTAGCTCTTGACTGTGTATAGGCTACATGACCGTCAGAGCATTCAAGCGTTAAAACAAAGTCTAATCCGTCTCGCTGGATTCTGACCTTTGTAATATCGCCTGAATAAATCTGTCTTAGTTCTGTATAACCTACTGATAAGGCTGCTTTCTTGTAATCTTGGCTTAATAATTGGTTGATATGGTCTCGGTTTAAGTTCCAAACTTGGATTTTTGCTGGATTTGGCTTTTCGTTGATTGTTTTATCAATCTCAAACGCAACCCTTAACTGCGTGATACTTAGCGTTTCTTGTTCGTTGCTAATATCTAATTTCCATTGTCTGCCGAACTGTTTCATTATTTAGCCCCGATATACAGAAAGCATCTTGTGCCTAAGTCGTTTGCAGTCATAACATCTAAATCCGCACTGCTTTCATCTTCCATATAGAAGAAGTAAGGCTGAACTGAGCGTAATAGGATAGGTACTCCGCAAGCTAACGCCTGACCTTGGCAGATTTGTCGCTGGGTGACAGGCTCGTAAACATCCATCACCCAGAAATTGCCTACACTATTAAATCTCAACGTTAAGCGGATTTTCCGACCATTAAATTCAAAGGTCTGCTCTTGGTATGGAGACTGTGTAACTGGTATTCTTTGCATCTTGTCACCTATGAGAGAATATTTTTCAATGCTGATGTTTTTCTTGGCTCTGCGTTAGCTGGTCTTGTTGTGCCTTGCTGTGCTTTAGATGCAGATTGCACCGCAGCACGACCGCTTTTTGTTTTGCCGATAGTAGATGTTTTATTTCCACCTTTGCCGTTTGAACTTCCGCTTGATTGTGTGGTTTGAGTATTTACGATAAAGATTTCTCTTGCGGTTATCGTAAAGGTTGCACTGCCATCTTGCGATTGATTAACCGAGATTGATTGGATCATCATGTCTTTGTATAGATGAATCCCCGTTTGTATCTCGATTGTCTCACCTGATTTTTGACAAGCCACTAAGTCGGCATAGCATTTTTGTACTCGACTATCACCTACGCCACTATCCAGCAATCCACCAAGCCCGAAGTCTGGTAAAAAAGGTGCAATTGCTCGCACCTGATTTACTATGCCTTTTACTTGACTGTAAGCCCCTGCCGCTTGGCTAATTACTCGCCCAGCTCTTGCGATTGTTTGAGATGTTTGAGTGATTACAGGTACAGGGAATGGAAAGTTATTGAGAAAATCAACAACGCCACGAATGTTCCCAATATAAGGTGAGTTAATGCCGAACGTTCCGTGGTCGTGGTCAACCATAATCCCATTAATCGTAACCTGTTTTGGTTGAACTACAGCGTGGTCGGCTATTGAGGCACCTGACTCGATTGGATTTTCTGTGATTGAAAGGTCTGATTGGTGATCTTCCGTTGTAACCACATCAAACGTTATCGTGCCTATGCTTCTGCTTGATACTTGAGCAAAATTAAACATTCTTTACTATCCTATAACTGGTGAAAGTTGGTTATTGATTGCTCGTGCTGATTGGTCTGCTACGGCTTTTGGATTATCAACGCCCTGAATGTGCTGTGTGATGGTGATTTTGTTGTTGCTATTCTTCACGCTATTATCAGCGTTAGAAACGCCACCAACACCGCTAGCGGAAACTTCAGATGCTTTTGCGTAAACACCTGCATTTAATGCTAAATCCGCCACACCTAATCCAGCTTGTCGCACACCTTGAGTAGATACATTAGCTTGGATATTAATCGGCTCTCCACCAATCTTAGCTACAATACTATTCCATAGGTCGATAGCCCAACCAAATGCCTCTTTGAATCTATCAATAATGGTTTGTTTAACGCTCTCAAAGACTTTTTTAAGGTTGTCTATACTGAATGTCGCTGTAAAGGCATTCCATTTCCCAGATACCCAAGAAATAGCCTCGCCCCATTTTTCCTTAATCCAGTCTGAAAGCTCACCCCATTTATCTTCAATCCACTGCAACCCGTCAGCACATGACTGATAAAAATCAGCAAATTCAGCGTCACCACCCTGTAACCATGTAATAAAGTCATCAAGAATTAGGATTAATCCAGCTATTGCGGCAATCGCTAATGTAATCGGATTTGTCGCAAAGGCTAGTAACATTCTGCGGCTAAACCACAGCAACAAGCCACCTAGAGCAATAATTACCGCTTTCCAGCCTACCGTGCTTTCAATGATGTTATCTATCGCACCGGCTAATTCAAACAAGAACGAGAACACTCGACCAAGTCCATTTAAAATAGCTTTGATGAAGTTGTTATTCTCAGCGAACCATTTTGTAAAGCGTTCAGCTAATCGCTGTATTGACGGCGATATACGCAAAGAAACATATTCACCGATAGCAATAAACACTTGAGAAACTTGCGTTAAAGCATCTTTAAATGCTGCCGCTTTCTCTGCGTTTTCTGCGTTACCAACACCAAGCGTTAAGGCTTCTGCTAGAGCAATCTGTTCAGCTAATTCATCGTTACCTAATCGGAGCGTTTGAATCATTGAGCCATCAATGCCTAACTTCGCAAGCATTGCTATTTGCTCTTGGTCGCTCATCTGTTGCATTTTTTCGGATATCTCACCGAATAGCTCACTAGATGATTTTATTTCGCCATTGGCTTTCTTAGCGCTTAATCCGTACTGCTCAAAAGTCTTAGCACCCCGACCAATTCCAGCTGCTGCCTCACCGATTGTTCGAGATAATCCCTCGATTGATGATTGAGCCGCTTGAGCAGATGAACCGTTTACTTCTGCGACTTTGCCTAGCAGATAGATTTTATCTGCCGCCTCACCTGTTACATTAGATAGCTGCTTAATCTCATCTAACGCATCAAGATTTCCATCTACGAAGTTTTTAACGCCTACCGTTGCACCGTAGAACGCTGCACCAAGTGCCACTACTGCAAGTGTAGTTTTGTTAATGACTATGCCAAGTGACTCAAATTTTTTAGCCAGTCCATCAGCACCAAACTTTGTTGCCCAAAGATTATCAATATTGCCTTTTAGGTCATCAACCGCATTAGCGCCATCTTTAACCGCATCAGTATTAACCGTGCTTTCAATGGATTTAGATAGCTCACCAAGCCCCTCAACCGCACTTTCAGTACCACTTCCAACCGTATCAAGGAATTGTTCAAACTCTTGCATCGCTTGGCTATCGGTCTCAAGCCCGACTTTTATCAGTAACTCATCTAATAGCATCTTTGCTTTGCTCCATTTGATTTAATTCCACTATTACCTCGTGGAAAGAAAGAAGATCTGCTATTGAATAAACAGACCTTAATTCGTGCAATGTACAGAACTTTTTTACTATTGGCGTAAAAACAAACCAATCAACTCTATTTTCTGATTGGCTTCCTACGCCTTGAGTCTGCCCTGAATATTGGCTAGCAATCCACCCCCACCGATAAAAAAATCAGCGAATTGATAGGTTAAACCCTCTTTTAACACAGTGATAAGATGTCCACGGTTTTTATTAAAATGACTGTCAAATCGCTCTGATAATCGGTATTTTTGACCGTCTTGCTCGCAAGCTGTGTGAGTCAATACGATATTCTCTAACTCTTTCACGCTTGGTTCGCCTAGATTAGCCAATACAGTCGTTAAAATGCCTGCACCTAGCTTTTTACTATCGCCCAGAGCGGATAAATCAACTGATTGAAGTAACTTCATCGCATTTTTTAACGCAGTCCACGCAGCCATTGCATTAGCTGGTGTCATTGTGTAAGTCACATCTTCGATAGTGAATTGCTTAACCTGTTCCATTATTCAACGCCTTTTTCTAAGTTCATTGTCATTTGTTCAAAAACAATAGTCCATGTTTCGGCATTATGACCGTTACCACGAACGTATTGCGCTGGAGTAGTAAAATATCCTTTGCTTGCTGTCACCACATCATCGTTAATTAAGTCACGAATGGATAAAGTGATAGGTAAGAATGTTTTAATGCTTGATTTTTGCTGATTGAATAGCTTAGATAAGTAAGCGTTGTCAGCCGAATGTTGTTTAATTTTAAGTGTTAGCTTGCCTGAATTATCTGGATTAGCGATGAATACGCCTGTACCGTTCGCACCGATAACCAACTGACCAGCATCAACTTGATTTGCTGCACTGATTACATCTGAACCGTCAGCCCAATCAGAGATTTCCTTACCGTCAAGAAGTACCACTACTTGTTTTGGATCGAAAACTGCCATTTATATTTCCTCTTTAAAAGAAAAGGCTGGATTATCCAGCCCTATTAATTATCGGTTGTAATTCACAATCACATCGCTTGAATGGATTGCTCCAGCTAACTTCACAGCCACTTGAATTGGTGTTGCTCTACGCTGTTCACGGTCGCTATCTGAGAGTGTATCCATTGGAGCTGCCCAAATGTAGTAACCTTTCTCTAGGTAGTCGCCTGTTTTCAAATTTCCGAAGCTATCACCAGTCCATTTACCAGGAGCGAAAGCACCGTTATTAATACCCTCTAAACAAACTTTCTCAACCGCAGAGATTAAAATAGCTTGACCTTTATCAGTTAAAGGGATTTTTGTTGGTGATTTGTATAAAAGAGCAAACACTTCTTTCTGTACAGCATCTTTGAACCAGTCAAGGATAACGATTTCATCGGCAAATTTACCACCAATTACAGTACCCTCTGCAAGCATCGCCACATCATCGAAGTAAGTGTAAACGTTAATCCCTAAGCGTTTTGCTTTTGCAAATTCTGTCGCAGTGATTTCATCAGCTGTGATTGTTGGTTGTTGTTTAAACTTAAGTGTAAGCGTTGAGTTGTTAGCTGCGAAGTTCATTGACAGTAAGCGAGCTAAAGTAGATGGAACAACGAATAAATCATTCTTATCAACAACCGCTAAAGTGTGGTCTAATTGAGCATCATATAATTTTTTAAATACATTAGATGATGACCATTCAAGCTGTTCCATTTTAATCACTGTGATGCCGAACAGCTTGTCATTAGCCTTAGCGTATTTAGCGGCAGCCTCGATTTGCGCATCGGTTAATTGTGCCGCAAAAGTGAAACCATACCAGCTATTTTCCACTTCTGAAACGTTAAATAATGCCTCTTCTACTTTCTCAGCCTTGACTTGAACTTGGTTTTTACCAATTACTCGTGTCGCTTGACCATCTTCGAGTTTTAATAGTCCGCCAACATAATCACCAGCGCCATCATTTTTTGTTGCGTAATAGATTAATGTTTCAGCGCTTTCACCTGCCGCACTAGCGGAGATAATAAAGCGATTGCCTGTTTCGTCATAAGTCACATCAGCGGCAACTTGTAATGTGGTTAATTTCTCTTTGATTTTTGCCGCCACTGCGTTGAAGTCAGCAGAGCGAGAGAAATCTAAACCGTCCACAAACTTAACATTTGAGCCGACTGTAATAGCGAAACGACCGTTAGTGATTGATTTAAAAGTTTCTAAATCATCTGATAATGTCGCACCACGTAAAGCGTTTTTAGTTGCTGTAATGGTTGCTTGTTCTTTTTGCCAGCGTGCAATGATTAATTGTTTTGCTCGTGGACTTTGAGCAAAGAACGGTTGAGCCGCTTTTGCTGTTTCTGAATTTGTACCAAATAGAGCCTCGACATCTTTTTGATTTTCAACATACACATAACGTGTAGTCGCATCATTAAATGCTTGGCCTGCCTCTGGTGTGAAAAGTGCAACTGTACCGAAAGATTTGCGAGCAGCAGACTTCGGAACTGTGTTTAATTGCACGTTTACAATATTAGAGATTGATAATGCCATTTGGCTTATGCTCCTATATCTTGTGATTTGTTATTCGTCCGTTGCTCAACTCTCTCAATCGGATCTAACGGAGTATCTACAATATGATGATGACTGAATATCACATCAAATTGCCCACGTTCTTCATAGTCTGCCCCAACCGTAGCGGTTAGGTTGCGAACATCTGAAAAACGGATAACACCCCAATGGTTTGAATTAAGAAAGGAAAGAAACGCTGAACTTTGGAAAATAGCTTTTAATTTGTAGCTTTGAGCGAGTGAATTGCGACCGAAACAAGAAACGCTGACCGTGCTTTGCATTGACTGTCTAATACGCTCTCGTTTACCGTCAAATTCCCGTGTCGCCTGCCCGATTTCGTTGGTATTTAATACATCCATCGTAATAAATGCAGGCAGGGGATTTTCTGGCAACCAGCCACCGATTACAGCCTCTTTAGGTAACTTCAAAGCCTCTTGAATCCACTTTCGCAGTTTGGCTATGTCGAATGCCGATATTGTTGTAGTATCCATAGTCTTTCCAATTACCCACTGTTTTGATTTTGTAAGTCTCACCAAGATAATCTACTAAATCGCCTATCTTCAATGGCTTAACTGTGTAGATTTTAATGCTTGGCAGAAACCGCTCACCCTCTGGCAAGAATTGAACATCGTTAGGCGATGCTGGCATCACTATTGCAGTGACCTTTTCTTCAATGTACTTCGCCTTATAATCAATAGCTGAATGTTCGCCTTGTAGATGCTTTACGACTACTTTCTGGCTGAATTTGCTATTTAAAAAGCGAGGAAATTGATTAATTAAGCTCATTTGACGATACCCCTTACAGATTGCCGCAGTTTACCTGTGTCAATAAGCGGCTTGCTTGATTTCTTGCGTTTAATTGTGCTTGGTGCGTTCGCAGTCCATTTACCATTAACAATATTCTGCTGAACATCACCTTGAGCAATTAAAGCGATTTGTTCATAGATTTGGTCTATTGAAACACCGCTTTCAAACAGTTTTACAAATAACGCTGTGTACTTCTCTTGATTTTCCGCCAGTGTTTGACGAAGAAACGGGCGAGATGGAATCCGTTCATTCCCGAACTCCAACACCGCTGCTAAAGAAGCCAGATTAAAATTATCTGAACCGTCTACTTTCTCATTAAACTCAGCGGGAAAGCCAACATACACAGCCTTTTCGCCACTTGCTTTTATTTGTTCGATAAGCTGTTTGATTTTCGCAAGATTACCTGCAACTTGAACAGTCATTAAGCCACCATCACACCTATCCCAACGAGTTTACGTAAGCGTAAATACTCTTGGCCGTATGCAGTTAATTGATAATCTGCATCTGTACCAGTGATTGTCGGTGTAGCATAGCCAACAGAAAGCTCCCCTGCCGACTCGCTCACTACATTGCGATTTGCTCCACCGTTACCCTCTGTCGCCCAAAGAGAAAGACGGAGCAAATGAGCAGCCAATGCCAACACTCCACGCTCGAAAAGTCGCCCCCATCGTGCTTGGCTGATTTCTTGCTGTGCATCCGATAAAAAAAGGTCAATGCGGAAACCATCGACCTCTTTAAATTCTGGATAACGTTCACGAAAATCTTCTATTGTTGGCATTTATTCCTCCTAGTAATCTACATAAAGAGCAGATTCCGGCTCGATAAAGGTAACGCCGCCGAATGCCATGCGCAAGCCTGATTCGTAAGCTAATAAACCTTTTTCTTTTGCTTCTAACACAGTTGGAGTCATCGGCACATCGAAAATCACGTGTTCTTTGCTGTTTACATAAACAATCGCACGGTTTTTGCCATCAGTTACTCGTGAACCGAAGTTAGACGGTAACGCTTTGATAGCCACTTCACGACCAGCCGCAGCAGATAAGCTCTTAGTTAAGAACTCTAACGCAGTTGTATCAGTGTTCGCACGTTGAGTTAAAGCAAGGTGAGCTAAATCCATCGCATCAATAGCGAATGTATTTGGCGCTTCAATGCGTTTAGTTTTTTCTAAACCAGCTAAGAACATTTCTTTGAAGAATGCCACTGCTTTGTCGAAGTCCATTGCTTGAACTTTAGTACCTGCCGCCGCACCTTTTAAGGTGTGAACTGATACATCTTTAGAGTTTAATAAACCAGTCAAACGACCATCTTTAGCGTGACCCAAGAACGCTACTTTCTGTAAAGTTTGTTGAGCGTTTTTGTTTAACGCCATGATTTTCGCTGTGTCGAGTTTTAAGCCTAATAATTGACCTTGTTCAAGCTCTGGTTTAGTCCATGTAACAGATTTAGCCCATGGCACAATGTAAGAGCGTTTAGGAGTAAAACCAACTTCTACTTGGTCTAAAGTGCTAGTGCCAGTAGTGATTAAGCCATCATCTAAAGAACCGTGTTCATCTGCGCCGTAGTGTAATTTTTCAGTGATGCCGACCGCAGTCTGCTGGTCAACATATACGAATTGTGGGAACACAATTTCAGGATATTTGGTTTCTGCGATTTCTTTGCTAACAGCAGTTAAACCGTTTTGTACATAAGTTAATAAAGACATCTATTTAGCCCCTTATAATTTAGAAATTAACGCTAATTGACCTTTAACATCAATTACGGTGTATGGAGTTTCGATTGCACTAGCTTCTGTTTCGCCTTGAATCGCACCAACTTTACCGTCACCACCTGCGGTTAATACGTAAACTTTTTTACCACGTGTAACAGTTTTACCAGTTGCAACGTTTACCCATACCGCATCGCCTGCTGCAATATGCATCACATCGCAAAGTTCGCCATCGTTCCATTCGTCACGGATAGTGCTTGCAAATACTACGCCAGCTAATACATCAGTTTTAGCTGCTAACGCTTTTACACCACCCTCTGGATTTAATGCTACAAAATCACCAGCTTTTACTTTACCAGTCACTTTTTCCGCACTTGTTTTTGCACTCGCAAAGTTGCCTTTGCCTAATTCACCAGCTTTTGCTGGAGCTTGTTCGTAAGCGTAACCCATTATTCATTACCCCTATTGATTGTAAGTTTTGTTGAAGTCTAATTTAGGTGAGGTTTCAGTTTTCGCATCACCTAACAAGATGTTACCGAGAGATTTGCGTTCATCAGCCAATTTAGCAGTAACTGCTTTAGCTACTTGATACGCACCAGAAATTTCAGCATCTGATAATTTAGCAGCAGCATCTTTTGTGAAGATACCTTGAGCAACAATAACGCTCTCTTGGATTTCACGAACGCTTGCTTTGTCTGCGAATTTTACATCTTTAAATACAGATTGTGCATCAGCTAACATTGCCGCTTGTGCTAATTCTGCATCTCGTTTTGCTTGTGCATCTTTTAATGCTTGAATTTCTGCATCTTTAGCTTTAAGTTGTTTTTCAAACTCTTCTTTGTTCACTTCTTCTTCCTTTTTATCTTCGGGTTCAGATTGTTTTTCTTTTGGCTCAGTTGGTTTTTCAGCTTTTGGAGCTTTCTCACCCTCTTTACCAGTTTCTTCATCTTCTTCGATTTGTTTTTTCTGTTCATCGGACAATTTGATGCCGAATGCACCTAAAAACGCATCGAGGAATTTAGCGGTTTTTCCCATAACGGTCTTTTCCTCATCGGCAAGTTTTACAGTTCCACCGCAGCGACCCTTTGCCACAATCGCCACGTGGTTTCCGATCATCGGAGACATCTCAAAATCTGCATCTTTAACGCTTGACTGGATAATATTGCAGTCATAGCCACAAGATAATTGCTCTACACCGTGTTCTTGTACGGTTTTAATGGCTTGCTCGTCATAAATCCAAGCCTCAGCGGTTAGCTCATCGCCAACACGCTTAACATTTCGCACAACGCCAACAGATAACTCTTTCCAGTTCTTAGCGTTTACGCCTTGATCTGGATGTCCGATTGTGAGCGTTGCGTTCTCAAAGCTCTCAATAGTTTCATCAGAAAATAGTGATTTTTCTGTTCGTGCGACCTTTTTAATTCCGTCCTCTTTTAAACCTAATTCAGAGGCTAGATAATCAAAAACACCAACTTTTGAAATTGTCGCAGGCACCACTAAAAAGCCGTCTTTCGTGATAATCCGCTGTGTTTTTGCTTGAGTTGTTTTGTCTGTAAATTGCATTTACACCTCATTCAAATTATTTTGATTTAAGCACATCGCCAAGATAAGGAATTTGAACGCATCTACAGTTAAAATCGTGTCCAGGGTGTCCTGTATCTGCCGGCGGATTAGCATATTCAAAGACTTGCCCGTCTTTTTCTGCGTGACTTTCACGCACTCGCTCATCGCCTGATGTACTCCAAGTGTATTTTGTAATCCCTACATCTTCATGTCTCGCTTGCGTTAGTGCAGCATTGAGCTTTGAAGATTGGTCACGAGCAATAAATATCGCTCTTTTCTCGGTCGTTTTGCCGATATCTTTAATCTGTTGCACCAAGTCTTTATTCAGCGTTCCATTAACCATCGCTTGCGTGACTGCATTTTGCACTTTATCGAGGTATTGAGAACGAATAGACTTGATTAATTGAACGTTAGCAGTAGTCATCGCATTAACTTTCTCAGCTATGCGTGGGCTATTGCCTAAATATGCATTTAAATCAATCCCAGTTTGATTTTTTAAGTTCTTTGATACTTCCTGTTGGTTTTGGGTATTTCCTCGATTAACAAAGCCCTGTGCGATTTTTTCGTCATCTGCCGAATGGTTTTTATTCTCAAAGCGTTCCAATACTTTAAGTAGAGTTTTAACGCCAACAGCAAGAAATCCGCTGAAATCATCCATAAAAAAAGAGCCATTAGGTTTCTCTAAGGCTCTTTCAATAGTATCAGTCATTTCTTTGACTTGTCGCTTGAGCTCGGTTCTATACCATAGCTCCGTTCTCTTGCTCACTTTCAGCGTTTTGAACTTCTTCGCTTTCGTCTTTTGGTTCTTCAAAATCTCTGGCAAGTTCATCAGCATTATTCATGTCCTCAATGTCATCAGCCGAGATATTGGCAAACAGTCCGCTTTCTCGTAGTTCATTCGCTACTTGCTGTTCTGTCACGATACCATTCTGAATTAGCGTATTGGTTGCAGTTGCGAACGTGTTTAGCATATTGATTTGCTGTTCTTGTTTAACAACAGTTAAAGGCAAGAATTCAAACCACCAATCATCAGGAACGCCACCAAATAACTCATTACAAATTAGAGTATCGATTACCTCTAAAACAGATCTTAATCTCGCCTCTTGCAATCTATGGATTGACTCATGGTAGTTTTGAATATCTTCATCACCACTTGCTAAACCAGAAACAGACTGGCCAAACAAGATAGTGACTGGCATATCTGCTGCACCAGCTACCGCATTACGAAACTCGGTGATAAGGTCTTTTAATCCACCAAACGAGAGTTCTTTGCGGTCGTACTCGTTTTCTTTATCCAGTAATAGGCTATTAGTCGATGATTTGATTGCTTGTACCGCACCGATTACATTTGCTACTTCATTCTCAAAGCCGCTTGAAATCTTATCGGTTAACCCATCAATTTTGAAAATATCAATCTTACTTTCAAAAATAAGGTCGCCAACGTTAGCGGAAGCAATATCAAAGCGTTTTAAAGCGTCAATAATCTTCTCTAAGTCTGAAATACCCCAAATGCTATTATCAGATAACGGAGCATCGTTAGCGTTCACAATCAGCAATCTTGAATGATGAACGATTAATGGCTCTTTATCACTACTGATTGAATAGGCTTTGTATTTACCGAAATTAGAATCAGTTAAATCAGTCTCTCTTTCGCCTGTTACGCTAATTTTCCACTTAGGCAATATAATTAATCGTTTTAGCTTTTCAGTCGGTCTTAATGGCGCATTTAAGTTTGTCGCATCGGTGACAATTAATAAACCAACCGAACCATAAAGACTTGACCACTGTAACGCCTTAGTTAGCGTTTCTCGAAGTTTAATTCTCCGCTCGTATTTAGTGAACGCATCTAATTGCTCTGAATCAAGGTCGTTAGAGAAAACATCTCGCCACGCCCTTGTCATATCTTCTGGGCGCTTGATACAGATTTTATTTGCAATCCAATTCTCACGCCATAAGGCTTCCAATTCGTCACGCTTCTCAGTTAGCATTGAACTAGCAACATAATTAGTCTGCTCCTGCTTTAATCCGAGCTTTAACGCTAACGATGCTATTCCGTCAAAAAATTTCATATCTATAAATCCAATAATGATTTAGGCTTACCAAGTATATCTGTAATTGCCATAACCAAAGCATCTACTTGGTCGTCATGTGCGTGGCTATCTGTTGCGGTGAATGCCTCACACTCGCCAATAAAGTCAGAAACCCAAGGTGCGTTATCTGGGATCATCACGTATCCACTTTCGATGTACCCTTGAACGCTTAAGACTCTTGTGTATTTATCAGCATCAACTTGAATAGGATGAATTGGAATTTGACTATTGCGTTTAATTGTTTGGATTAGCCCTGTTCCACTTGCTTTATCTTCAATGTTTGCTTTTGTTAGAACTCCAGTTTCACGCTTAGCTTTATGCTTCGCCCAAATGTCTTTTAAAGCTTGTTCAAGTTCTGGAGCTTCCCATTTACCTCTAACAAGGTCTAATATATAAACCTTGCCATCCATCCCCTTGCCTGCAACGATGAATACAGAATAGTCATTGTGCTGTTTTGTTTTTTGAGCTGTATCTGCGTAGATTGCTTTAAGTTTAATGATTGGAGGCACTTTATATCTACCAAACCAAGAGCCTTTAATTATTCCACCGCCTTTATTTGATGGTCTTTGCTGATATAAAGCATTCCACGCTTGAGAACCAACCGCCTTTTTTATATTGTGTAAGCGATCTAAATCGTAACGCTCTGGGTGCAATGGTTCACCCTCTCTGCGAAACTCCTCGTCCTCTTCTGCAATAGCTGGAAATTTCACAATTCGCCAGTTATCGCCATCAGATTTTGCCCTTTCTATTAGTCTGCCAGCTAAGTCATCCTCATGCCATCTCGTCATGCCTAATAGGATTCCGCTACTTGGCGATAGTCGTGTGTAAAGCGTTGTTGTGTACCAATCCCAAATACTATCCCTAACGGTCTTTGAATTAGCCTCTTTTGCATCTTTTACTGGGTCGTCAATTATGGCAATATCAGCCCCCATGCCCGTTATACCTCCGCCAACACCAGCAGAGCGATAAGCGCCATGATGCCCAGCTATTTCAAATATTTCGCTATTCATCAAAGGCTGGCTTGACAACGTAGATGTTCTCTTTTTACTTAGGGATGACTCTTTGAAAATCTCAAAATACTCGTCATCACTCATAATTTTTTGGACATCTCTGTTCATCCTGCTAGCAAGGTCTGCGGAGTATGAGCAAGCGATTATTTGAAGATTTGGATTTTGCCCGAACGCCCACGCTGGAAATCTTCGGCTAAATAACTCGCTTTTACCGCTTCTTGGCGGTGCGAATATCATCAATCTAGGCTGTTTCCCATCTACTACATCTTGGTAGAATTGCTGCAATTCTTTGGCGATGAGAATATTAAACCAGCCTGTAACAAAATCTTGTTTTGTTCTTGTTGTGAAATGGATTAGCGACTTCCTAGCTTTCTCAATTTGGATCTTGTTCAGAATTTCCTTTTTCGAGTAATTTCTCAAGCTGCTCAAGTTCATTTATACTTAACCCAGATAAATTCAATTCGGTTTTTTGTTCAACATTAAGTTCACCAGTTAGCTCGACTTTATCTTTAAACATTCCCAAGTGCTTGCCTAATAACTCTAAGGCTTTGTTTGCACTTGTCGGCTCGAACACAAAGACAGGATTATCTACCGCTTTAACATCACCCTCTTGAGCGTTTTTAATAACTTCTGTAGTAACTACAGATTTACGCCCCATGCAAATATCACGAACTTCTTGCAGGTCTGCGATAATCTTATCGACTGTAATGTTATGACGTTGTCTGTGTTCTCGCTGTAATTCTTCCACCCTTGCGGCAATCTTGCAGTTAGTCAGCATTCTTGCAGCAACTTCATTAACCGTCTTAGATGCCATTTTTGAGCAGTCATAACTCTGACGGTATGCCTCACTTGCATTACCAAGCTCAATATATAGCTGACAAAACTTTTCTTGCTTAGGGGTTAATTTCACCACGCCTTTAGACGTGGATTTTCCTTTCACGTCTAACATAGGGAAATCCTTTTATTATTTAATTGAGATTAATTACCTCTACTACATCTAGCTGACTTTCATCATCAGCGTAGAATGTACCGTTGGCATTATGCCAGTGACTAAATGGCGGTTCTTCTGTTTCGGTCTTTTCGACTAATAGCCATTTACCAAACTGCGTTTCATAAACTACATCACACAATGTTCCGTTACGGAGTTTTACAATGTTACCTACTTTCATTTCTTGTCCTTTGTAGATTCAATCCACTTATTAATGTTTGTGATTTGACTAGCACACATATCTCTTTCTGCGATAACAGTAATTAGTTGTTCTACTGCCTCACCGTATGTGTTACCCATAAATGGAGTTTTCACGCAAGGCACGAGAAAAGCTTGTGGCGGATAAATGTATTCCGTCTTTGTAGTAACCTTATTAGCGCAGCCGCTCAATAGCATCGTCATAGATGCGAGTGTTATAACAAGGCTGTGATTTAATAATCTTTCTGACAACTTGAATTTTGTCTTGGCTTGCTTGTTTGATTTCATCATTGATTACTCTCTGTTGCTCTACTGCTTGGCGTTCTACTTCAATCGTATCTTTTAGCGATTGATTGACTTGCTCTTGGCTTTTAATGGTTTGGGCTTGCACTTGGTTTTCGGCTCTTAGTTCATCTATATTCTTTGATTGGTGCCAAATCCAACCGCACAAGCCCAAAATGGTTAATGCGATGATTACGATTGAGTAGATTTTAAATCTGCTAAACATAACGCTCTTTCCTTTTCTCTACGCTTAACCAAGCCTTGCAGTTTCCGTCCGTCAGCATAGACCCAGCGTAAAAGTTGATTGCATCCGTCTACATACTTACCGTTTCGCACTAATCGAAACATTGTTGAATTTTTAAGATTACCGCATCCGTTATTAAACGTAACAGATACCATAGCATCAAACACAGATTGTGGTAGTGTTCTGCCATTTGCGTATCTGTCAACGCACGATTCAGCGAGTTTAATATCGTTTTTCCATCGGTATGCGATCTCTTCATTTGTGTATTTCTTGTTAGGCTCTATCTTTTGTCCAGAGTATTCTGTTGAGCCGATACCAACAGTCAATACATCTGCTGGGCATTTATATGGAGTTGCCATACAACCCTCAGCATTACCGATTATCTCAGCTCCAACAGGGCTTAATCTTAGCTCCCCACCAAATTGAGAATACATAATTCCAATAACCGCAATAACAGAACAGGCACCAAGCGTTTTTCTAGTCTTCGACAGTACCATCTCTTAATCCTCGTTTTAATTGTTCCATCTTCAACTTATGAAGCTCATCCGCTCTGCGCTCTTCGTTCTCTCTTACTTTACCCTCTTGGAATTTAGCGTACATATTAACGAGACCACTGATTAAACCGATGATTAAACCAAAAATAGCCAGCCATTCTTGAAATGAATACATCGCCCAGAATGCGCCAAAGCCAGACCAAAAAATACTTTGATTCCCTGCGTCTTTTAACATTCTCATACTCCACCTCGCTGTTTGTTTGCGGGGCAATAAAAAAGCTCACGTTTATTGTGTGAGCTTGGTGTTTGGATAATAAAAAACCCCGACCGTTTCCGATCAGGGTTGTTTCTAAACTTATTTTGCGTTCGCTATGCGCTAAAACCGCAACTTATACTATATACTACAATTTTACTTGCAAGTAATCAAGTGTTTTTTTTGTCTTTTTTTTAAAGAAATGTACTATGCTTCCAAAGTGCGGTCTTTTTTAAGTATGTATTCTAATTGTATACTTTTATATATAAAAAAAATTAGGGTTGCGTTGGAATAATAATTTAGGATCTTCTTGTAGAAGAAGAATATTTTTCTTCCCATTTTTGAATTTAAAAATTACTTTATTTTTTATTAAAACCTTAATAAAAATCTTCATTAATGGGATGGAGTCATCTTCTAGTAATGAAAAAAAATTTTTTTCATACACGCCAACTCCCAACGGCAAGCACTCAGATACAATATCAAGAAGATACAAAGTAAATTCCTCAGTGATATCTTCAGGGACTTCAAGTCTAGTATGCTCGCTACAGTTATTCCAGAATCTACAATGAAGTTCGTATATTGTAAGAAGGGCATATTTCTGTGAAATTTCGAACTTGTCAGACCAATCAATTCTACACCATTCATCTTTTGATAACATAAATCTATCAAATAACCTATGGTGAGTTGGGCAAAGGTACAAATAATTCTTGTCATGATCCGCCCCTTTTAGCCGTCTTGGTACTATGTGGCATTTATCAATAGTTCTGTTTTCTCCACATATCTCACAAGAAATATTCCTATTTTTCACTACTCCATATTTTTTTATGTCAATGAAAACATCAATAGCAGACTTATAATGAGGTTTATTTTCTATATCAACAAAGAATGATTTTGTTATTATATCACCAATATCTTTTGGGTATAGATAAGGGTTAATCATGTCTCTATCAACTTTTGATATTAACTGATCAATAAGATGGATTAAATATTGAAGTTTATTCTCATAAAGTGGAATTTTATCTAAAAGATTTTGGATCTTTTCCAACTCATAAATATCATTCGGATATTTGGGGTAAATAATCATGTGGATTCTCTTCTAATGGAAGATTAACAAGATAATGCCTATTCTACGAAACAAAAATTGTTTATGTAGATTTTCAGCCAAATTTATTTCAACTTTGTGATCTACATCTCAAATTCAGGATGCCCTATCAAATTCTCAAATAAAAAAATCTATATAGATTTAATTTATCCTAAAAACATAAATTTAATTTGAGCTGCAACAAAAGCGCCTTTTAAAAATCTAATACCTTGCGCACGCTCTCGGTACATTTTAGCTGGTGAGATATTAAGGGCATTACAAATCTCTCTCTCGCTTGCTTGTTGAATGTATAGAGCCATTAGAATTTGATACTGCAACAAATCGTCATCGTGTAGGTTCATTATTTGCTTTTCGATTTTTAAGCACTCATCATCTGTCAAGAACTTGACGTAAGCCTTTCTTGCTGTCGGCAGTACAGGGATTGAAATTGTAGTGCTTGGATATTCTGTTCCAATTCTGTCACGACCCCAGCAGTTACCCCATTTTTCTAAAATTCGCTCAACGCTATAACTCATTCTTGGCTCCCGTCTAACTCTTTGATTTTTGCTCTATAAACCTTGATTAATTCTTTAAGCTCAGATATTTCCCATTTCTTAATTCGATGTTGATTTTCTTCTAACCACTGAACTTCTTGCTCGCCAATCTTCTCAACAAGTCTTGGTCTATATCCGTGAATATTCCCACCGCCAACAAAGAGATTGCATCTAATACAGCCAGAATGAATGTTTCTCTCGTCAAATCTTAGGAATGAACTTCTACCTTGCGGAATAAAGTGTGAGGCTTGAAAGCTAGGTTTCCATACTGCACCGCAAGCAATACAAGGCTGACCTTTGTCTCTTAATCGGATGAACTTATTCACTTCTTTTTGAAGTGCTTTCAGCCAATGACCTCTATCGTTTTCTAGTAGTTTTTTCTTCCGCTCTTTTAATTGAGTCTTTTCTTGCTTCTCTCGTTTCTTCCTTGCCTGCTCTTTTGATAAAGCTATCGCACATCTTGGTGAGTAGACTTTCTGTGTTGAGCTTATTGTTTTCACAAAGTAACAACCGCATACTTTGCATTTGGTTTCCTTAGGCTTACTCATATCTACCACCATTTACCAGTGATTAATATTGTCCCTATAACTACACAGGCATAAACTATAATTAAAATCTTCAATTCTTTCTCATTCATCGTCCGCCCCTCAATAAAACAAATAATCACAAACACAACCACGAAAAGAACTACTGCTAAGGCTATTTCTTCTCTCATCTAGTGCCTCCAGCCATCACTAAGAATTACATCGTTTTCCACTGCCCACGCTTGAACATACTCTATTAGGCTTGCCAATCGTTTTACGCTCATTTGAGCAGTACTTTCTCGTAGATTAATAACTTCGCCCTCAAGCCCTATTACCATTTCAGCCTGTCCGCCTGTTGCTATTTTATGGGCTGACACCATAATCATTTTCCAAGTGTCGATGTCTCGTTTTTTACCGTTAAATTCGCACTGCTTGGATATATCGCTTAGTAGTGCGTGCAGCTTTGAATTCTGTTCAAGTGAGCGTGTCATCGGTTGGATTTTTACCACCAGCGGATTTTTGTCGTCCGTTGGCAGCTCTCTGATAAATTCAATGCAGTTCAACCGCACTTGGTTTGAGCGCAGAAAGAATTGTTTTTTAATTCCCATATCCACCGCACTTTTTAACAAAATCAAGACTTACTGAACGTGTGACAAAATCTTCCATCGCTGGATCAAACACTACGACCATTTGCCCTTTTGAGTTACCTTTGATTTCCTTGCCGGTTACTGGATGAATAAATGCAATTCGACCACCTGTAATATCAATCACTTCATTCGCCACATTGTTAATATGTTTTTGATACCACTGTGTAGATTTGTCGTTATTGAGTAACATCACAACTAAATGCCCTTTATCTCTTAACTCCTTTGCTGCCTTCAAAAATGGAGTTACATCAGAGTAAGGTGGATTGACATAAAAACTCAGATTGCGATAAGGGTAAGGCGTTTTTGTATCTAAAAAGTCTTTACCGAGTGAGCTACCTTCGCCAATCCAATTTAGACAAAGCGCATTATGCTCATTCGCACAGCCATCAATATCAAAATCAAATCGCTTGTTTAGCCAATTAAAAAAATACTTCGGTGTTTGCCATGTATCTTTATCAAATTTTTGTTCTGTCATTGGATGGCTCCTTTCCCGTAGGTTTTCGCATAGCTTTTCGGTGATTGTTGCGGTTTTTCGTTTAAATCTTGATAGGCTTTTGCTTGGTCGCAATCAACAAAGTGACCTTTATCAAATCTCATATACGCAGTGCCTAATTCGCCAAAACGGTTTTTAGTGATGATGGCTTCTGAATACGGATTGTCTGTATTGGCTTTATAAGCACCCTCACGGTAAAGCATAATGATTTGACTTGCATCTTGTTCGATTGAGCCTGAATCTCTTAAATCAGAGTTTGCTGGGCGTTTAACTGCCCGACTATCAACTTCACGATTAAGTTGGCAAAGTAAAATAATCGGGATATTGAAGTTTTTACTGAATGTTTTGAGCTTGCTCATTGAGTTTGCGATAGCTTGAGTTAAGTTGATGTTATTTGCTTGTTTGTGATCCATTAAACCTAAATAATCAATCACGATTGCGGATAGACTGCCTACTTCGCTCAAGTGTCTTTCTGTAATCGCACAGATTTCATCGGCTGATAAACCGCCACGGTCAACAAAATAGACTTTCTGCTCACGAATATCGGTGATTGCGTTGGTTAATCGGTTGTAATCTAAATCATCTAATTCTTGTGGATTGCGGAGTTTTTTCACGCCAACGCCACCTGTTGCACTTAACAAGCGGTCTATTAGTTGGAAATTTCCCATCTCAAGACTGAAAAATAATACGGAACCATTGTTCTTTGCGATGTTTCGTGTGAGTGTTAGACTGAATTCTGTTTTACCTGTGCCTGGACGACCAGCAACCACTACGATGTCAGTAGAATTGATTCCGCCTAGAATGTTATCCACTGCCTCAATGCCTGTGAAAAGTAAACGCTCTTTAAAATCGCTTTTTGAACGTTTTTCTAATACATCAATGTAAGAATCCATCAATTCACCCATCGCCACAGGTTTAATTTCTGTTTTGCTAACAAGGAGTTTTTGAATTTGATTTAACGCTTTTTGAGTTAATTCATTCACTTGGCTTTCGTTGCGAGCTTGCGACATTTCGCCAGCAAGTTTAAGCATAGTTTGCTGAGCCGAACGGTTTACCCAAGAAGAATGGATTTTTTTCGCATAACCTAAAAGGTTTCCGCCATAAGTCGCTTTATTTGCCATTTCTGCTAACGTTGCTAGGTTTTCTCCATAGTCTTGAGAAAGTAACAAGAAGTCGATTAAATCGTGTTTACGGGCTTGTTTGCGAATATTTGCGTATAAAGCACCTAGATTGTATGTTGCGAACATTTCAGGTTCTAACCAATTAATCACTTCACGAGCTTGAGCAGTTAATCCAGTCGCTAGCATTGAGCTGATTAGTCCGTATTCTAGGTTGTAGTTATTATCTTGCGTTACCATTACCAATTCCCCTCTAAAACTTTATCCAGCGTTGTCTCTCTCAAGATGTATTCAAAATCTGCTTTCCAGCCTCGATTGTTTTCGCCGAAGTAGAAATTCGGTGCGGACTTTAAGAAGTCTTTGAAATACTCACCAAGTGCGGACTCTACATCGGCATCAATTTCAAATCGTTTAATAAACACTTGAGCTAGTTTCTTAATCGCTTTCTTGCGTTTATCACTTAACTGTGATGGATTTGCGATTAGTGGTAGATTTGAATTTAATTCTTTAACCAAGTCGTTGTATGTTTCTGCTACTGCTGAATAATTAACCTTGATTGAATTTTGTTTTTTGTCAGTGTGCGGCTTGTCCGCACCCCCGACTTCCGTATGTTCTGCGTTAGCAGATTCCCCGTAAGGGGATAAAGGGGTTATATTTATATTCTTATTTCTTTGGTTATTGCTTTGGTCATTTTGTCCAAATGTCATTTGGTCATTTTGTCCAAATGCATTTTCCTTTTTAGGTGTTTCCATTTGGTCATTTTGTCCAAATAGATC